CCAGAGAAACCGTTGGCATTAACAATCGAAACGCTTGTAACGGTCCCAGATCCGCCGCTTCCAACATACTGCGGAATGTTAAGCGTGTTGCCTACAAAAGTGGCGGGGCCGCTTGATCCAGTTGTGGTGAGCGTGATTGGAGCTTGGTAATCCGTTCCTGCCACTGCCGCAGTAAAGGCGCTGGTTCCATTGCCCTTTACCAACCCAGTCAGAGTGGTAGCGCCGGTGCCACCATAATTAACCGCTAAAGCATTCGCCAACTGCAACCCGGTCGAAGTGAGCTGCATCTTCCATGCGCCCTTCGCCTGAGTAAATCCACCCACATACCACTGATGCGAGTTAGCAGTGCCGTTGGAATCGGTTGCGTAAACTAAATTGCCGGTCTTCCCAGATGACCCCGACGCAAACAGATACGTCTCATTCGGGCCGGTTACGGTGTAATTTGAATCTGAAAAGGTAGAACTGGTAATGCCAAGGTCACCCCAACAGGAGGCATCAGTGCCATTGTCAGGGTAAACAATAAAGTCTGATGAAGCCGTTGTGCCGAAATTGTCATTGTGGACATAGGCTTGAATGTATCCGGGAGCGCTTTCTACAAACGCTGCAACCGGGTTGGTCAACCCAGAAGGAACCGTCCCGCCGCCAACATACAGGGTATACCCATCATAGGTAAAGTTGGCGCTTGCGCCAAAAGCCCCAGAGTTGTTGTACTGAACCTGCCTATTACTACCGGCAGGAGAACCCGTGCCGCCGCTTACCGTAGCCCAAGAGGTAGTGGTTCCGTTGGTAGTTAAGAACTTCCCAGCGTTTGTGCTTTGGGAAGGAACCAGCGCATTAAACGCCGCTGAAGCCGTGACTTGGCCTGTGCCGCCATTGGCTATCCCTAAGGTTCCGCTTAGGGTAATAACGCCAGCAGTGGTGACCGGACCGCCAGATGTGGTCAGTCCAGTCGTGCCGCCAACAACATCAATAGAAGTTACGGTACCCGAACCACTACCCCCACCAGAGAAAGGCTCTGTGAGAAGAACAATTGACATTACAGCCCTTCAATAAAGGCTTTGGTCTTTGCTAGTAGCGCAGCTTTGATGTCATTTACTTCTGCTTGCAGAGCTTCGGCGGCTGCTTTTGCCGTTGCTAACCCTTGAGCCTGTGCGTTAGCCGAAGCCGTTGCCGCCTTGGCTTCTGCCTCTGCCCTCTTTACGTCAGCCAACGAAGCTTTAGCTTGCGCCAAAACCGCATCGGATTCGTCTTTCTGGGCTTTGGCTTGGGCAATCAGCGTATCGGATTGGCCTTGGGCATCAGCAAGAATCGCCGCAGCATCTGCTTGAGCGCCGCCAACAATCCCATCGGCTTGAACTTTAGCATCAGCCAACGCTTTCGCTGCTACCGCTCTATCTGCATCTGCCGCTGCCCGCGTGGCAATAATTTCAGACGCAGGTCCAACCAGCGCCACATACTTTTTGTTTTCAGCAGTGGCGTCGGTCAGCTCTTTTAGCTTATCAGCATAAACCGTTGGGTCCGCTAGAAGCGTAGTAAGCAGCTCAACAGTCGAATTGGAACCATCAATACTGGTAGCAATCATGCCAAGCCTCCTCCGCCACCCTGAATAATAGTCAGCGTAGCCGTTCCAGTGGAAGCCGGAGAAGCAGGAGAAATGATCCTGATTCCCCGCACTGGGTACGAAATGTTGGAGTCGGCGGTGATAAGTTTAGTTACCAGCGTAGGATGGTTGGTCCAATTTGCTGACGCAGCAGTTGGGTCATACCCCTTAGCAAACACATCATCAAAGGTGTACTGCACCGTATAGGTAATGGTGCCTGTAACCACTACGTTCAAAGCAATATTTGCTGGTGAAACATAGTGGTCAATTGGGCACACATTGGAAACGGTTTGTACGCCGTTCCCACCCGTGATGGTAAAAACAATCGGGCGCATATCAGACCCTTAGTTTTGCGTTGCAGTCGGGTACATTGCACCGTCAGAGCCACGCACAATATAAGCAATAACCAAAGTGCCAGCTCCAGTTCCGCCACTACCGTTGGACTGCGTAAACGCAACTGTTACGTCAGTAGATCCGACGTTATTAACCAGAGCAGCACCCGCCGCGCTGTTGCCGCCCAAGGGAATAGCTTGAGCACCAACCAATCCAGAACCGGTCGTGGCCAACGTAACAGCATACGAAGCCTGAACACCACCAATAAAGATGGTAAACGTAGGCGCAGTGGTGGTATACGCGGTGGTGATAATGAATTGGCAAGCCGTGATTAGCGCACCAGCCGGGAGCACAAACGCAGCGGTTTGAGCGGTGGTGTCAGCGTAAGCAACGGTTTTGGTTTGGGAGACAATCGTTGCCCCCATGTTTTGCGTCGTAGCCGCAGTGGTGCCGGTCGTGTATTTGTTCGTGCCGAGCAGCCAAGGGCCTAAGTGGGAAGCGAAACCCATGATATATCCTCAAATCAAAACTTGCTGTCTCTTGAGGGAAGTCTGCCTAGTCAGTCAGCAAGTCGGGTGGTCTAGGTATGGGTCTTTATAGCACATACGTATAAAAAAGAAAAGGGGGCTTTTGGCCCCCCTTTCTTACCCCGATCAGGTCGAACCGGGCGATCCGAAGACACCCAATGGATCGCTCCAGCCAAAGCTGTAGCGCTCGCGGGCCTTGTACCGTACGTTGCCAGTATCGAAATCACCGTCCATTGAGTTCGTCAATGGCATGCGCTCGAAGTGCTTCAAGCCGTTTGGAACGTCGGTCGTAAGGAACCAACCGTTCGTGTCGGTCAAGAAGTGGTTAACGGTGTAACCCTCAGGGATCGAACCGTTGTTCTTCAGAGCGTTGATATCGTTGTCGGTAGTACCAACGCGCAGGCTGGTTTCCAACAGACGGGTCGCAACGAACATCAGAGCAGGCGGGATGATCAGCTTCTTAGGCTTTGCAGCGATCAGCAGACCACGTTCATCGGTCCACGCGGCGATCTGAATGACTGCAGCCTCAAGCGAGGTTTCATTCAGGTCAGCGCCGGTCGAAGGACGGTTGCTGTTCGTACCACCAGAAACCAGCGGATGGGCCGTGCTAAACAACGAAACGCCGTCACCGCCAAGATAGGCGTTGGAGAAGCCGTTGTTCAGAACAGATGCCGCTTTTACCTGCTTGGTGTACGCCATAGCACGGGCCAGCGCCTTGGTGTAACGAGCAGACAAGCTGTCGTACAGGTTATCTTCAACCGCCTCTTCGGTGATCGAAAAACCCAAAGCAATGGTTTCGTGGTTGTAGCGTGCGGTGAAGGCTTCCTGCGCGTTGTCGTAAGCGATGGCTTGGCCTTCGTTCTTGACTGGTGCAGCGGAGAAACCAGACAGCTTGGTTTCTTCTTCAAAGCTACGCTCCGATTTCTCGATGTCGTAGATCTCTTTGTGCTCTTCGCCGTAGCGGGAATACTCCAAACCAAACAGAGCGTTAAGCCCCGGCAGGAGTTCCTTGAGTAGTTGGGCGCGTGAAATTGCCATTTTAAGTTACTCCTTAGACGCTGGTAGCGTTGTAGTAGCCGTGATAGCCAAAGTTCCACTTAACTAGAACTTCAGGATATCCGACAAATGCAACAGCAGCGCCGCTGGCAGCAGTGATGCTGGCCGAAACGGTAACAGCCGTCGAACTGGTCACAGCCGTGACGTAGGTGTTGTATCCGGCACCGCCAGCCCCGGCCGTGAAGGCAGGAACAATGACTTGCATACCGGGGTAAACGCCCGTGGTCGAAGCAACCGTCAATGAGGTAGACGAAGCCGCAGCAGTCAACGAAGTCGTGACCGTAACAGCCGTTTCTGGAACCAAACCAACAACACGGAAGGCCGTGGCGTTGGAGTTGGTTTTGACAAGGTTACCAGCGCCGTTGCTTGCGCCAGCCGTGTTGCCAACCACACCACCAGTGGAGTTACCGGTCGAGGTGCTGCCGACGTTAGCGCCGACGTAATACACGTTGGTCCCAACGAAGATTGGGGACATGTAGCCGATCGTGGACAGAGCCGTTGCCGTGTTGGTCGAAGCCGCTGGCATGGACAGAACAGCCGACTTAAACACAGTGTCAGGATCGTCAACAACGTACGCAACAGCGTCAATTGCGTTCGTACTAGCGGGCCAGTACTGAGCGCGTTGCTTGCCGTAAATCGGACCGCTTGGAGGCGTGTACTCGCAACCAACAAACACACCAACCGTTGCGGGAACAACAGTTTGTGCAGCTTGCGAGGTCGTGGAGATCGCCAAAGTAGTGGTCGCTACCGTGCCGGTAGCAGCCATTTGCACAACATCGCCATTAAAAATGCCGCTGCTGTACCCCTGAAGGATCGGGATCATGCGAGTAGAACCCGCAAAAACCTGACCACCGATCAAATTGACCGGCTTTAGCCCGTAGGGCGCGTCAATCGAAGGATAAGCCATTTAAGACTCCGTTATTTAGATCCATTACCAAACCCTGTACGGCTGACTGAAGACTTGCGGTCTGCAAACAACGGCATACGGGGATCATTGTTACGCATGAAGTGGTTATCCACCGACTCCATTTGTTTTTGAGCTTGGTTGTTGTAGTAATCCGAAATCGATTCCGCACGCTCAACAGCCATTTTGCAAAGCATCAGGCCGCCAATCTCTACGTTACCTTCCTTATTACCATCCAGCATAAGCTCAGGATGATCTACTGCTTTTACCGGAACCCAGCCATCACGAAATTTGCGCGAGACATTGGTCCGATCTTCTTGCCCAAGGACATGTGTGGCAACCCACCGAAATGCATACCCCGGTTCAGGAGTAGGATCTGGAAGATTACTTGCCGGCACATAAACAGCACGGGCGGTTTTTTCGCGTGATGCCAAATCACGTGGGGTGCGGGTACTTTCAGCCATTTGCATTCTCCAATTTATTAACTTGTGCAGCGTATTGTTGCGGTGTAAGTCCAAACTTCTTAGCCAGCGCAAGCTGAGTACTAGTTAGCTGAACCACTTTTTTACCAGACGAACGTGTCGCTGGTGCAACAACAGCAGCAGGTTTCTTGGAGGCAGACCCCCCAAAAAGATCTGGGAAAGTCTTATGCAGACGGGTATCAATCGTCTGAAAGTACTCGTCGCTTTGCGGGTTTACACCCGAATTGACTAGCTTTTGATGCAGCCCTAGTGCGTAGCTGGTTACTTCCTCGTAGCCGTTTGCCCCAAACCACTGGTTTTTAGCCTGCCAGCGCAGCGTTTTTTCGTCTGGTTGCACCGGCTGCGGTGCGGATGTTTGCTGTTGTACAGGAGTTTCGCGCTGTTGTAAAGGAGCTGGACGGAAATTTTTAATAGATTCCAGTTTCAGCTTTGCTTCAGTTAACGCTTCCTGCGCAGCAATAATAGCATCAGTATCAAAAGCCTCTTGTGCATCTTTATACTGACGGCGAACTTTTTCAAGTTCTGCCTCGGCCGCGGCCTTTGCTGTAATTACATACTGCTCAGTACCCGTATCTACGTACTGTTTAAGGTTCTTGTTTTCTTCCAATAGCTGCTGAGTAAGCTTTTCAAGCTCTTGCTTTTCCCGCAGCATGGCCTCTTTAGCCCGACGTTCGTCGTGCCGCGCATGCGTCAATTCCTTAATCCGAACCTTTACTTTGTCGGAATAAGAGTCGATTTCTTCGTCAGATGGATCTTCAACTTCACGCTCAAGTGGCTTACGCCCCCTGTCTTGTATAGGCGTGTCGTCAATAATCTCGACTTCAATTTCGTCGGTTACCGGCGCAGTAACTTCAACCGCGTTATCGGTTTCATCCGGGAATTTAAATTCTTCAGCCATGATTACTCCTTATGCGCGGCTAACGCCACGGGGATCATCGACAACCGCTTCAATCTGATCATCGTTGAGCAGACGAAACTCTTTGCCGAAAATCTTAAAACGCGTACCGGAATAGGTACGTACAAGAACAAAATCGCCTTGTTTGCACCACGGCCCTGATGGAAACTTTGCCGTGTCTTTGTATGCATCCGGGCCAAGCTTCATCACAAAAAGCACCGTGCTGGCATGCTCTTCTTGCCGCATAAAAGCGTCGGCTTTGACGATATTAGTCCCTTCAAATGTGTCATCCACTTCTGGAAGGGCGCACAAAATCTTCCATCCCGTAGGGTCCGGTACGGTCTTTGCGCGTTGTTCTTGGCTTAGTTCTTCATTCATTGGCGTCTTCCACTTTTTTAGCAAGGTCAATAACGTAACGCTCTGCGATGGCTAGACCTTGGATCACCCCGCAGAGTTTCTGGTACTGCTCAAACGATTGGCAAACGCCATTAGCCATATCGTCTGTGTAATTGTTCATGTCCTCGCGCAACTTCTCCCTAATCACGCGAGCAAAATCGTCGATCATTCTTTAGTTTCCTTTTTGGGAGTTTGCTTGGCTGCTTGCGCACGCTGCGCAATGTCCGCTTTGTGTTTGGCAATATCCGCGCCAATCCGCAGCCCTTCTATTTCATGCTGGGCAGACTGCTTGTTTTTGCTCTCTTCAATCTGCGCACCCATCTTCATGCCCGCCAATTCCATGTCGGACTCGAGTCTGGCTTTATCCAACTCTAGGCGCGACTGATCCAAAGCGTTTCTGCCGACCTGCGCTTGTGCTTGGGCCTGTGCGACTTGTGCCTGCGCTGCCGCTTGCTGCATCTTTAGCTGCATGTCTTGCTGTTTTAACTGCGCATCAAGCTGGGCTTTCTGCGACTCGATCTGCAACCGGGCTTGGGATTCTTGCTGACGCATCTGCAATTCTTGTTGCTTTAACTGCAACTCTTGCTGCTGCATTTGAATAAGCGGATCTTGCTGTTGCTGCTGCGCTTGTTGCTGTGCAGCCTCGCCTTGATTCTTTTGCAAGACCTGATTGGCCGCCTGCGCCAACAAACTAGACAGCGCGTACTCCGCGTCCGGCGGCAAGTCACTATCGTATTTAGGCAGCCCCGCGCCCATTTGCTGCTCGATCTGCTCCCGGTATGCAAACCCGACATGCTCAGCAATGTGCGCCGCTAACGCCGCCTGCATCTTCGGCGCATTGGGACTTTGCCCGACCAACTCCATAATTGTCGGATCTTTGGTCATGGACATGTGCACTTGGATGTGCGATTTATGGTCTTGGTGCAGGAACGCTTTAACCGGCTCCATCTTCAACATATTCATGTTTTCAGTCACCGGATCACGCGGCTTCATGTCTTCTGGCAACGGCACCAGCTTGTCCGCATGCTTAATCCCCAACACCTCTAACATGCGCCTATGAAGCTGTGGCATGTCATAAATATCGGGCGCTTGCTGCGCCATCTGCATAACGGCTTGGTACTGAACAACACGCTGGCTCATTGTGGCCGCGTTAGGATCGCTAACCGGGATGATCTCTACGTGGTTGTAGTCCGCCTTCTTGGCTTTACGCGGCCCATCTTCTGGATCGTAATCGTATGTTGGCTCGGTGTAATCCCTAATAAGGCCCGCCAACAGGCGCAGTTCTTGCTTGAAGCTGTAGTGCAAGCGCGCCTGCACCGCCGTCATTACCTTGAGCTGGCGCTCCAGCAATGCGAGCGTGGTCCCTACTGGAGCCTGAGCCGACATGTCACTGATCTGCATATCCGCAGTCGCAGCAAATCGACGCCCTTCCTCCACGATCGTGGACAGCAACTGGTACAGGACGTTTGATGGCTCTTTATATGGCAGCGGCAGGATGTTGTCGCGCAGCGCCCCCGAGCCAATATCTACATCGCGCCACTCACCCGGAGCGATCGGCGTGTCGTCACCCTTGATCCGCAGCCCGCGCGACTTCAACCCACCCGGCAGATTGGAAAGAGTTCCGGCGTCCACAAGCTGACGCATGATGCTGGTTGCCGACTTGGCAAACCCACCGATCAGATGGAACAGCCCGAACCCGTACGCCCCGAAACCGGGGATGTAGTCATACTTAACGAAGTGCTGGCGCTTTAGCCGAAGCTCGTCATCTTCCCGCCAGTTGCGCCGGATGGCCAGAATGTCGTTCGATCCTTTGATGAACGTGACCACGTACGGCAGCGCAATCCCAGTTTCTTCGCCGTCTTTGTCCTTGTCCTCGAACCCCGGCAAGTCTAGATCAACGTGCACCTCATACACAACGTAGCGCTTGTCGTTAAGGTCGGTGAACCCGGTTTCTTTGTCTTTGGCGCGCTGGATCTCCGTCTGCTCACGGCTGGGGTCGGGTAGCTCAATATCCCGATAGAACCCCTCTTGCTGCAGCCTAATAATGTCCTGCTCGGTCTTACGCATGGCGTGCGTTACCCGGTAGCAAGTGTCCAGATCCGTCGCCCCGTACGGCAGAATAATGTCTTCGGCCGGCACAAACATCGACACCTGCCGCCCCAACGACGGGTCAAAATAAACTTTCTTGAACGCACTACCCGTAGCAGGTAGGCTCCACAGCATGCGCTCATGCTCTGGCCGGAACTCGCGCATTACCTCCGTAAGCTCGTAGTTCATGTCCTCCTCGACGCGCTGCGCAGCGTCTTTCTTTTGCGGAGTCTCTTTACCCAGAATCTTGGTGCGCACAGGCCCCTGCGCAGGGAATGACTCCGTGATCGCCTCGGACTGGAACCGTACGATCGCCTCAGTAATCATTGGATGGAACACGCCGCACGCGCCATTCCACGGCTCCGTGCGCTCTTCGTACTGCAACCCCAGTAGCTTTAGCCCTTCTTTATAGGACTTTTCCCAGTCTTTGCGCGAGCCAACATCGTTGGCAATTTCTTCCGCCAAATCGCTTGCAATGAGTTCCAACTCATCTGCGGATACTTCTTCGGCCAAGTTAGCGTTGAAATCGTCTTCGCCATCCTCTGGCTTAATCTTGACATCCAAAGGGCCGGCTTTAATGTTGACTTCTTCTGGGTCAACAATCTCGATTTCAAGATCGGATTCATCAGCGGATAGATCGTCAAGACCTTGCGGTGCCCGATAAAGCGCCTTGTCTATATTAGTGGCCATCAGTATCTCTTCTAAAATTAGTAGTACGCCGCGGTTCTGCGCCGGAAAAATGACGGATCGTCTTTTTCGTCTGAATCGAGCGAAATAAACCCGCCTTGGCGATATCGTAACAGGGCTTGGGTGGTCGTATCTACGTAGTCGTCGTGCTCGCCTACCGGAAAAGCTGCCAGTTCTTCTATGACTTCGCGCGCCCAACGCGTATCTGGCGCCCATACCTTGCCTGAATGGAACAAGTCCGACACGGCATTCATCCGAACCATCTTATCGTTGCCGCGGCTAGGCGAAAACTCCTGAACGGGAATGCCCATATTCCGTAACTCTTGGATAAGTGGCGCGCCTGCTGCCTTTTTCTCCACAATGAAGGCATCTGGGTCCCACTCCTTCCAATGTTTGTGCGCCATCGCCTTTAATTCAGGAAACGCCATCCGATCCTTGAATGCATCTAATAGTATTAGCTGCGGCGTGTTGTTTTCTTCTTCGTTATAGAACACGCCCCACGTGGTGCATGCCGAATAGTCCGAGTTGTTCTTGGTTTCAAACGCCGTATCCCAAGACTGAATAATGTACTCGCATGTGGGCGCGTCATCGCTAGGCCAAATCCGCCAATGTTTACGCGAAACTACCGCCGAAGTGTCCGCCGTGGGCTGCTGCATGTACTGCGCGTTCCAAAAACGCGGGTCCATGTTGGCTTTCTTGCTCTTTAACTGGTCAAGCGGCCACTGCTCCGGCCAAAGCGACTTCTCCTGCTCAGTGTCTTCGTTAAGAATTGCCGGAAGCTCGACAATTTCCCACTGATCGGCGTTCGGATTCTTGGTTTGGTAGTCGATCAGGCGCCCAGTCAGGTCAATGAGCGACCAACGGGTCATGATTACTATAATAGCGCCCCCCGGCATCAACCGCTGGAGCGGTCCCTGCTGAAACCAGTTCCACGCCGTATCAAAAGCCAGCCTAGAGTTGGCGCGAACGTCCTGCTCCGAGTGCGGATCGTCAATAACAAACAGATCGGCTCCGCGCCCCGCTAGCGCGCCCCCCACGCCTGCGGCGTAGTACTGACCCCCCGCAGTAGTCGACCACTTGCCAGCGGCCTTCTGATCGTCTGCTACGCCCGTCTGAGGGAAAACCTCCGCGTACTCCTCGGAAGAGATCAAATTTCGGATGCGCCGCCCGAAGTCCTCCGACAAACCCGCCGTGTGCGTACCCATGATGATCTTCTTCTCGGGGTACTTGCCCAAAAAGTAAGCAGGGAACAGATAGGACGAGAACTCGGACTTACCCATACGCGGCGCGATGTTGATAATCACGCGCTTTTTGTCACCGGCAAGAACTGCCTCAAAGATCTTGGCTAGCTTCTTGTGGTGGGCGCCCACCTTGAAGCCTGGATACACCGCAGTAGCGAACCCCAGCATGGAAGTTTTTGCCGCCCCCAGGCGTGCACGATGCTCGCGGACCTGTAGATCCTCAAACAACTCCATCTTGTCCTTGGTGGACATATGGGGCAGCGCGCGCTGGAGCGCCTGCAACTCGGCTTTACTAAGCGTCGTGAAGTTGTTGGGATTCATTTATATCAACAACGTCGACAACCTGCATAAACCGATTGAGCTTTTCCTTGATCCGCGTTTCCAACTCGGAGTCCGACATCTCCGTTTTCTTAATCTCGATCTTTTCCGTGAACAACCCGACTTCGGTCACCTTACCTAATAGCGCTAGCGCCTTT